TACGCCGGTGCTCCACGATGCGTTTGCCCGCTCGTGCCACACTATGTCGTTGCCGCCGTCGATGTAGAAGTCGTATGATGCTCCGGGGAGGTCGGCTAGGCGTCTCATGAGGGCGAGTATGGTTGTCTCGGCTCCGGCGGTGAAGTTGGTGACGGTTGTGCCGCTAGCGGATACGTTCACGGTTGTGTACTCCCCGGACGCGAACTCGGTTAGCAGGTTGGTGAGTATGGTGCTAACGTCCACGGCTCCGGGGAAGGATGCTCTGGCTAGGCGTTCTCCGAGGACGGTTAGGTAGTCCTCACCGCGTATGACTAGGCTGTTGCCGCCGTACTCGTTGCGCTCTAGGTCGATGTCCATGATGGTGCCCGTCATAATCTTAGGGTTAACCCAAGATGCACCAGATATTATACCATCATTGCTATTGGTTGACTCATCTGTAGCCGTTGAGCCATAGCCTTCATCAAAGTCCCAGTAGGCAACAAGGTTTGTCGTAGAGTGGGTGCCATTATAGTCTGCTAATATTGTTGCGGCGGATAATGCGGCATTATAGATTTTTACTTCATCTAATAAACCAACAAAAAAGTTTCCCCCAACCGCTTGTTGTCCTATAAACAGATTTGTTCCAGCGGCACTAATGTTCCCCGTAATAGTATCTATCGCAATATTTGTATCATAAACCCCATCAACATATATTTTAACATCTACACCATAATCTATTACAAAAAAGACATGGTGCCATTGATTATCATAAAGAGTTGCCGTTGTTGAAAGAGTTTTATAGTTAGTTCCATCCCCCAAAAAAACAGAGACCTTACCTGTAGAATCATCTCTATATATTTCATATCCTTCGAGAGAAGGGCGTTTACTCATCAAGCGGTCTGAGGTGTTTATGCCATCTATTTTAAATCTTATCCCTATAGAGAAATCCCCCGTACCAAACCGAAGAGAGGCGTCATCAGTAACTGTGACATAATCTGTTGTTCCGTTTAAACTTAGCGCGCTGAGGCTGCCCCACTGGTACAACGGCTCAGTACCCACATGGAAGTCTATCTTGTCATCAACCGCGTATAGCGAGCCAACCGCGTTACCGATGTTATCAACCTTGAACTGGAAACTGCTCGGAGTATTCACCTTGCGGTCAAGCATGGTGCCCACAAGCAACTCGTCGCCCACAGTGTAGTTGTCTCCGCTCGGGTCAACACACGCACCCACGTACAGCCTCACCATGCCCGCCTCCTCCGTCCTAGTTTACTCCAAACAGTCACACCAATCACCTCACCATGTACGGGCTGCGGCTGCGCTGCGCGAGACGGCGCTCTATCTCGTCCGCTATCTCGTTTGCGTTGCTACCTGTGATGTAGAAGGTTGGGCTCCAGTTGTGTGTGTTCGCCTCGTGGCGTGTAACCACCCTCTCCCCCTCGTGGAGCAAATAACGGCCCGTCCGAGGGATATAGCCGCCGCCCTGCTTCTGACCAACATTCTGATCGTAACTCATGTAGGATTGCTGTGGCTGTGCGGTTGCCTGCCACTGAGCCAGTTCCTTGAGTTTTCTTATAACGGTGGTTATTACGCGTATCCACGTCTCTATGCCGCGCACAACTACTTCCACCCACCAGCTCACCCCCTGTAAAAACTTGGTTAACCCGCTCTCCCCGCCGAACCCAAGTTCAGCCGCCAAGTCACCTATCGCAGTAAGCAGGTCAGGGATAACGTCGCTGCTCCAGTGATCCCAATCCGCAACCATCGCCGCCATAGCAAGCAGCAAACCGCCCGTAGCCACCCCACCCAGGGCGAGGGTTAAGCCATGAACCAACCGTATTATGCTTCCAAACCCGCCCACAATCATACCCACTACCGCCCCCGTTGGAGCGAGGACAAGCGCCCATGCAGCGAACTCACCCAGTTTAGATGCGAGTCCAGTTATGCCCGCTGCGTCGTTACCAATCAGTTCAGCCGCCTTAATCATCACTTGGTCGAAGCCCTCTATAACGCCAGCCAAGAAACTCCCTCCAATCATGGCGACGGCATTAAGTTTCTCACTAATACCTATTAATCCACCCCTTTCATCCCCCAGCAACTCTTTAATCTTCGCTATGATAGGAGTAAGGAATGTGTTGGTGGCTTCAGACAACGCTGTGGTGAAGGGCGTGATATCGAACCTGAGAAGAAACTCAGCTAAACCTTTTAGGCTGGGCAACGCACCCTCGGCGACGGCGTTCCTCAACTGTTGAAGCGCGTTGTTTATTATCGCCCACGGCCCAGCGGATGCTACGGCTATATCAAACATCCTCTGGAACGTGCCATAGACATCGTTGAACACGTCGTCCGTGAGCATCCCCGATAGGGCTAGGGCGCTAAGGGTGTCTCCGAGGAATGTGAAGGCTCTGTCAAGGTTCGCGCCTTCCTCGCTTATCTTCATGATGCTCTTAGCGATGCCTTCAAACGCGCCTATGACTCTGCGGGCGACGATGCCCATGACGAAGCCGGTGATGCTTATGGTTCTGCCGAGGCGCTCGAAGTCTCTGCCCATATTCATCGCGCCCTTAGTCAGGTTTCCTATACCCTTGTTGAGGTTAGCCGTTTCCTTCTTGGCTTTGCCAGAGTCGAAACTCACCCGTATCTTGACTTCGCCGACCACCGACTTACCCATGCTCATCGTTGCTTCACCTACCAGTTGTTCTTGAATATCCGCTTCAACATTGGAATGGTTTTACCCACCAGACGGTTGAACGTGTCCGTATATATGAGAAATCTCCTAGTGCCAGGGTGTTCAACTTTATGAACTTCTAGTGGGGGGCGCTTTGTCTCATATTTAACTCCATAGGGAACCGTGTTGATATCCCTACCCTTGAAATATCCGGGGATAACCTTCTTAATCCTCATGACACCCTTCTTCGCAATCTCCACATGCGGCTCGGTGCCCCACTCCACCGCCTGAGCCCACTCATGGTTGTTATAAGCCTCTCCCACGCTCAACCCCATGCTGCCAACAGCGTCGTGGTGAATCCTCGTATTATGGCTTCTACCGTAACTTCCGCCTCCGCGTGAGGGCAGCCTCCTCGGAGCGAGCCAGGTCGCGTGGCGGCGCGTGTCATGCGTCGCCTGATTCACGAAATCTATCCGCGTCTTATCTATAGATTGTTCTAAGTCGCCGATGAATTTGTCAACCTCAACGGGCGTGGTGAGAACGTAGTGTCGCCTCACTGGAGTACCCCCTGCCTCTTCAACTCTCGTCTCACCTCTGGGCTCCACCTCGCCCTCTTCGCGTCAATCTTCCCGCCCGTAGTCTCGCGCTCCTGCTCGTGCTCCACCGCCCTAGCCAGCACGCTCAAGTCGAACAGAACAGAGCGACCCGTCGAGGGGTCTAGTCCCACTACCTCGCTGGGGCGGCACCCGTACCGCTGCCCGAGCGCGTCAAGCGTCAGCGCGGTTCTCAGGGGAACGAAAAGAGTCATCCTCCCTATCCGCGAATCCGCTCAACTGCATGAGGTTTGTCAGCAGGTCAACCACATCGAGGAACGCTATCTGCGTAACCTTCGGGGCTAGTATGCATGGCTTCACGACGTGCTCTTCTATCCCGGCGAGGTGCTCAGCCACGAATCTTATCAGTTCCTTCTGATTGTCGAATCCGCCCTCTGGTATAATTCCTATGAGGTAGACTGTTGCGGATGCGCCCATCGCGCAGATGTTGAACACGCCCCCACTTTTGGTTCTAACCTTCATGGTGGTTAGCCGCGTGTACTCCTCTGGGGTTGAGACAGTTAACTCGTCAGCCATAGTCTCGTCCTCCTAGAGGCTGTTGGCGAGCGCCGTGTAGCTGCTCGTCGTGTTTATCACGGTTATCTGGACGGCGTGCCCCGACAACTCGTTGTAGTTGCCCCGGTAGTTGACGGTGTGAACTATCCTGTCTCTGCCGCGCACCGCGTTCTCCGACGCCGTGTAGAGGGTCTTGGGGATGCTGAACTCTATCTCGTTGTAGTATCCGCTGCTGATGGTGTCGCCGCGCAGCTTCAGCACCGTGACGTGCCCGCTCTGGATGCCCGTAGTCGTCGCGCCGACGATGCTGAGGAACCGTTCATGCTCGTCCTCGCTGGTGAATGTGAAGTCCATGCTGCCCGTTGGAATCTTAATTCCGCTGGGGGTCTGGTCAGCCAGGGTTTTCTTGCCGAGCACATAGTGGTCCGCGTCGTAGTTGCATGGTAGCGACAGGGCGAATGCCTCTATGATTGGAGCCGTGGTGAGCCTGTCCGTACCTCCAACCGTCATTGTGTTGGCGTCCGCGAAAGTCATGTACCGCTGCCCAGAGTACCGCACGTAACTCGGGCTGGAAGCCGTCACAAGAGTCTCCGCGCCGTTCCCGATGACGCTGATTGTTGCTCCTACAACCTCCTTGGCGCGTGCCTCAACCTGTAGGTTGGTTATGATGCCGCCGTCTATGCGCCTGTCCTTCTCGATGCCTACGCCCTTGACTATGGTGAAGCTCTTGAGTCCCGTCGCCGAGACGCTCTCATTCGCGCCATAGGTGAACACGTGCCTGTAAACCGTGTTAGCTACCAGCCCCGATGAGGAGGGGTCGCCGAGGTGGAACGCGAGCAATTTTGGGAACTGATAGGGGTCTACCAGTATCTCTATGTCTCCGCCTGCGGCGTATGGTCCCTCCGCGTATGCGGTGGGCGTCCAGTATTCCGCCGTTTCGGGGAAGTGGTCGCCACGGGTTACGTGGACGGACTCGTTCAGAATCTTGAGGAAAATCCTGTCGTTCAGGGTTACGTGGGTGCCGTAGCCGCTGGTTTCCTCTGCTAACGCTATGTACTTGTCAGCCATCTCCCTTCACTCTTTCTTTCTATCTAGTGGCTTAACTGTTGATTAGAAGGGGATTTGTTCATCCTTATAAAGAAATATTAGACGTTGCGTAGGGCGAGAACCTCGACGGTCATGACGGCGTGGTTTATGACGGCGCTCTGCTGGTTCTCCATGCTGTACTCCACGCCCGTAATCTCGGTGTTCTCGATGTAGCTGGTGCCCAGCGTCCTATCGCTCTCGATCTTATCCATTATCTCGCCGATGTACGACACTATCTTGTTGAGGTCGTCCCGCACGCCCGATCCCGTATGCTTCACGTGTAGTTGAAAGGTAAGAACGTGCTGTGTTTCCATGGGGCCGATGCTCTCTACGCTGTCGCGCTGGAGGCTGATGACGCAGATGGGGTCATACGCGCCGTAATCCTCCACCCTGAAGTAGTCCACGTGGACGCTGTTGGCGTTGAAGCTGACGCAGTTGATGACTGTGGACTCGACGGCGTTCACGGCGGCGTCTAGGACGGTTTCGTAGGCGCTCATGTCATATCCCCTGTAGCGTCGCTACTGGCAACTCCTCGGGTAAGTGGCGCTTCCGTATCTCGTCGCACCGCGCCTTTATCCACGCGAGCTGAACCTCGTACTGGGTGTTAATCCAACTATTCATATCTCCGCCAGTGTAGGATGCTATGTTCATGGGTTGCCCGCTGAAGAGTCTGGCGAGTATCACCTTCTCGCACGTCTTGAGGGTGGCGTATTCCCTGAGTATCTTTGTGTCGAGGTTGTAGCCGTACGTCCAGCCGCCGCTGAGGGTGTGGCTCCCCGCGTTGGGCACCTCGTTGTAGAAGTAGAGGGCGATGCCGTCGTAGTTGCCCGTCTTGTGGTTCTCCTTCTTGATGATGGTGAAGTCGGTGTCGGTGGCTGCGGGCACGTTGTCCTTGCAGTCGAGTAGCTCCCAGTTGGGGGCTTCGCTGAGGCTGTTGTCGTTCTTGAAGAAGGCTCCGCTGGTGACGGTTATGATGGGGCGGTATGGGGGTACGACGAGTCTGCCCTGCTCCGTCTCGGGGAGCCCCTGTATCCACCATGCTACGCTGCCCCGGCTGACGGCGTGCGTCGGCTCCACGAGGATGATTGTGCCTGATACCGCCGTCTGGCTGCCCCAGCCCTCCTTGAGCATGTCGTTCTCCACCTCCTCTATGAAGTCGAGTACCTGCGCGTTGCTTGGCTTGGTGTTGGAGTCCAAGTCTATTTGGAGGTATCTCTCGATGTCCTCTACGCTTGTCCAGCGTGTAGTTACCTCGCTCATGTTATATTACGCCTCCCACGTGTACCTGGTATGTTTCGGTGAATGTTTTGACTCCGCTCATCACCAGTTCTAACTCGTAGTTCGCTGTGCCGGTGTAGGGGAAGTCTCCGCTTCCCATCGTGTAGTAGATGTACCCGGTTGTGGCGCTTGCGATGGTGCAGGCTCCGCTGACTAGCAGGGTTGTGCCTTTCTCCACTTTGAGTGTGATTGTGTAGCCGGACACATTCTTTGGGATGTACCCTGATGTGTCGTTGTATTCTTTTACGGTGAAGAACTGGTTTTCGCCGTATGTCCACTTCTTTGAAGCCCACGTCACTGCGCTATTCTCACCTCTAAGTCTCTTTTCAGCGTTTTAACGGTTAAGTCTCTCTTTAGGGTGTGAACCTCTATGTCCTTTTTCAGCATTCTGACTTCAACATCCTTCGTTCTATCAACAGCGCAATATAATCCCTCTTTATATAGGGCAAATACTTCTGGGGCGCTTAAAGCATAGTTATAAATACGAACATCATCAATAATACCATTGAAATAATTTGCCCATTTATAACCTATTCTCACATCTGTATTGTTTTGGTAAGCTTGCCATCCTGTAGTTGTTGGATTAGAAGAAACTGCATTGAGATATAACTTAATATTAGTTGTGGTGAAAACACCAACCCAATGTTGCCAAACATTAGTAGTATAAGAAAGCCCGATGGCTTTACTTATCGTACCAGTAGAATCACCAACATAAAAATATATTTTTCCATCTGTATTACTTACTAATAAAAGATAATTATCTACTTTAGGATTGGCTGCCCCTTTAATTATTATGGGGGAGTAAATGGGCACATCTGGTAGTTTTACCCAAGCCGAAACAGTAAATTCATCAGCAAGTTTTAAACTAGAGTTATTTGCCACCACCGCCCAGTTTCCCGATCCATTAAAACTAACCGCTGTACCACATTTTCCAACAACCCACGTACCACTAACTATCCCATTATTCTCCGCACCACTAATATCTGCCGCTGTAACACCCGACCCCTCATTTAGTGGCAAACAAAGAACGCAGCCCTGCACAGAGTATCACCCCTATTTTCCGTTGTTCATCCTTATAAAGAAAAGGAGGGTGCTCACCACGCATTGCCTGATAGGATTCTCTTGTAAAGTTCCTCCGTTCGCGCACCCAAGGCGCCCAGCGAGAACAGCCTCTCAACGCGCTCATGACATTTAACTGAATCTAGTGAATCAAGCCTCTTAACGGCGTCAACCATCTCGTCCACGGAGTTGCAGACGAACCCCGTCTCATCATGCGCCACCACCTCGCCAGCCGCGCCGTCGTTCGTGGTTATGACCTTTGTACCACAACTGCCAGCCTCCGCGAAATGTAATCCAAATGGCTCCGAAAATGTTGAGGCGGCTATCAGCGCCTTCGCGTTCTGTAGGTACTTAACCTTATCCTGGTGGCTGACCTCGCCTACGAATCGGGCGTACTTTGATTCGGCGCACCGCCTCTTCATATCCTCGACGTACTGCTTGTTGGCTACGAACTCTGTGGCTCCCACGATATCGATGGGGGTGCAGGACTTCTCGGCTACCTCTATCGCGGTGTGGACCCCCTTGATGGGATCAATTCGTCCAAGGAACAGCAGCCTATCACCTTTGTCTCTCTGGTAGGGGTAGAGGCTGATGTCTATGCCGTTGTAGCAGTACTCGCTCGGTATCCGTGGCGCGGCTCCGTTGTACCCCGAGTCGTAGAGTCTCTTCATGTGCTGAGAGATGGCTATCATGTTCAGTTTGAAGGGGGCGGGTTTGGCCCACCACGGGTTCTTGCGCTCCGCGTCGAGCCAGTAGTTGATGTGCCCGTGGTGGCGGTGACAGACTTTGAGGTTTGGGTTCTCTGGTTTTGATGCATATTCCCACCCGAACCAGTTGTCACCCATCAGAACATCCAAATCACCAAATGTGTGTTTGACGGCTTCCCAATCCTTCTTTTCCTCCTCAAGCCAGTTCACATTCACTGCGTTCAACGCCGGGCCTGTTTTGTATAGAAATCCTTTTTCGGGAATCTGTGAATTATCGGGGGCGTATAAAATTACCTTATGCCCTCTAGCGATTAGCCCTTTTGCGGTGTTCCATGTCACAAGTTCGGCCCCGCCATATGATGCTGGGGGTAAGCCAAAGAAGCTTGTGCTGAGTAACCCTATCTTCATTTAGAAGCCTCCTTGAATGTTCCACATATGTATCGCACGTTCTCGTTTGTGAGTGTGAATGAGGAGGGCAGGTAGATTCCCTCTGAGGCGTATCTCTCCGCGTATGGGTATTCCTCGCCTACGGGGTAGTGGATGTGTATTGGCTTGGGGAATGGCTGAGCGTTGACATCTTGCTTCTTCATGTTCTCAATCACTTTGTCTCTCTTGTTGGCTGGAACTTTGGCGGTTATACGCCATGGTAAAATACTCAGTAGAGGAAGTTTATAAATTCCTTCTGTAGTATATACCTCCATTATTTCACGCATCC